ATTTTTAGAGAAGATCAGTTTATTAGGATTTGAGAATATATTTAGCGTAAACAAAGCAGAGGTACTAAATTTAGGCAATAAGAGTGATATACTATTTAGAGGTATAAAAACTTCAGCAGGTAATCAGACTGCTAGTCTAAAGTCATTACAAGGAATAAGCTGTTGGGTACTAGACGAAGCTGAAGAATTAATTGACGAAGATATATTTGATACTATAGATCTTAGTATTAGAGAAAAAGATACACAAAACAGAATCATACTAATACTTAATCCAGTTACTAAAGAGCATTGGATATACAGAAGGTTTTTTGAAAGCAAAGGCGTACAAGCAGGTTTTAATGGCGTTAAAGGCAATGTATGTTATATACATAGTACATACCTAGACAATAAACAAAACCTATCTCAGAGCTTCTTAGAGCGTATTAAGACTATAAAGCATAATAACTTTAAGAAATATAGTCATAAGATATTAGGGGGTTGGTTAGACAAAGCAGAAGGCGTTGTATTTACTAATTGGAGTATAGGAGAATTTAATCCAGATAATTTGCAGACTAGCTGTGGTATGGATTTTGGATTCTCAGTAGATCCTGATTCACTTACAGAAGTGGCTATTGATAAGAAGCATAATAAGATATATTTAAAAGAACATATATATCAGAATGGTTTAAAGTCGCATGAATTAGCAAAGATAGTATTAGACAAAGTAGGTAATAAACTTATTATTGCAGATAGTGCAGAACCTAGACTAATAGCAGACTTAAAGCATTTAGGAGTTAATATAAAACCTGTAAAAAAAGGAACTATTGAAAGTGGTGTAACAAGAATGCAAGATTTTGAATTAATTGTTTCTCCAGAATCTACTAATATAGCTAAAGAATTAAATAACTATGTATATGCAGACAAAGGTTCTAAGTTATATGTAGATGCTTACAATCATAGTATAGACGGAGTGAGATATAATGTTATTTACCACTTAGATAATCCTAATGCAGGTAGATATTTTGTGCAATAGAAAAGGGGCTGCCAGAATGACAAACCCCTTAGAGAAATGGAAACAAATTAGAAATGAGCCGCGAATATACAAACTTTAAACTAAATACAAACTTTTTCTATTATATATTATGAAGGTCAACATTAAGAAGGGCAAAAAGACTAAGAGTTACAACATTATTAAAAGCTGGTCAGATGTAACTTTAGAAAAATGGTTAAAGCTAATTAATTATACTGACCTGAGTAAAGCAAAGGAGGCAGAAGAAGTTATAGGCGCATTATCTAATATACCTAAAAAACTAATTAAAGAATTAAGTATAAAAGATGTCGCTGTAATAATGGAGCGATTAGCAAAATTGCAAGAAGAACAAGACACCTCTTTAAAAAGGATAATTAAGATAGATGGGGTTGATTATGGTTTTCATCCTGATTTATCTGAAATAACATTAGGAGAATATGCAGATTTAGAAACTTTTATTAAGCTAGGATTAGAAGATCATTTACCAGAAATAATGGCGATCCTTTTCAGACCAGTAAAAGAAGTTAAAAATGATGTATATATTATTAATGCTTATGATGGTAATATAAAGATACGGAGTGAAATATTTAAAAAGATGTCATCAGTACAAGTGCAAAACGCGCTGGTTTTTTTTTGGATTTTAGGGAGCGAACTATCTCTGATTTTGCCATCGTATTTGATGGGGAGGCTGAAGGAAACGAAAGCGCCATTGCTACAGAAAGTCTAGCAGAGAAATGGGGTTGGTTTGGAGTGATGCACAGGTTATGCAATCAAGACATAAGTAAACTAGAAAGTATAACTAACTTAAAATTATTAGAATGCTTAACATGGTTAAGTTATGAGACAGATTTAAATGCACAACATAAAGTAAGATTAAATGAGCGTACACAATAAAACATATAATAACGTAGTAAATACATTACTACTTATGGCAGAAAAACATTATGCTATACAAGCAACATCTGTAGGAGATGTGTTTGATATAGACTTAGAAAAAGATACTAAGTTCCCTTTGTTGCATATAAATCCTGTAAATGTTACTACAGGAGATGCTACATTAACTTACAATTTTCAAATATTTATAATGTCTATGACTACGCAAGAAAGCAACTGGACAGAGAATAGAGCGCCAGCTGAAGGTAATTCTGCTAATGCTTTTGATAAGCTTTACAAACCATTAACAAACGAACAAACTGTTTATAGTGAAATGCTACAAATAGCAACTGATTTTGTCAGTATGCTAAGACATTCAAGAGAACAATCTATGAACTCTGAAGAAGTGATTAAAAGTAATGGGCAGCCTTATGAAACTAATGATATTAATTTTCCTATATATTTTACAGAAGGTCAATTTACTATGGAGCCATTTGCTGAAAGGTTTGATAATTTATGCGTAGGATGGGTGTTTAATATAGGCGTATTAGTGCAAAATACTTTTGATGCCTGTGCAGTTCCTAATCCGCAAACTAGAGGATCAGGTTTTTAATATGATAGAATATTTAAAAAAAATAAACAAGATAAAATTAGGTAAGGTAGAAATACAGATAATACCACCTACAATAAGAGTTAAATTATGAACTACGAAGATGTATTAGAAAAATTAGAAGCAATAAGTATTAAGCTAGAAAGCTATACAGACTATCCTCAGGCTGCTACTAATAATGCAAAAAGAGCTAGAAAATGGAAAGAAGAAAACGGCTCTGATTGTGGTACTAGAGTAGGGTGGGTAAGATCAGCACAATTAGCAGACAGAAAGCCTATAAGCAGAGATACAATAGCACGTATGGCTTCATTTAAAAGACATCAACAAAATAAAGATGTACCATACTCAGAAGGTTGTGGAGGATTGATGTGGGATGCATGGGGCGGTAGTTCAGGAATAAACTGGGCGATAAGCAAATTAAAAGAAATAGATAATAAATAGGTATAATGGAAGAAACTTTAAAATTAATAGAAAGCTATGGTTTGAGCGTTGTATTGCTTTTGGGGTGTTTTTATGCTTTATATAACTTCTTCTTTTTTAGCATCAGAGAAGTTAAAAACACTTTCTCTAAACATCACGAAAAGAATGCTGAAAACATGGAAGAACTAAAAGAAAAAATAAATACAATATTAACAATAATAAGAAATAAATAAAAATGGCAGAATTAACAACAACAATTACTGAATCAGTAGTTATTAATGGTGCGCTAAGAGGTTCTACAAATACTCTTACTGTATCAGGCATAGTAGATACTTTTGAAAGAGTAATAACGTGTCCTCAATCAGCTACTACAACAATAGCAACTTTTTCAGCTAATGTATATGATAGTGCTGGAGCTATTGACAAGGAAAATGTAAGATATATCAGAGTAACCAATACTGATACAAATTATGATATAGAACTTGGCGTTGGAGGTACAGCTTCAAACTATACTATTTTAATACCAGCAGGAAACTCGCATATTATTGCAAGAGCGGACGATGTATTTGTAGGAGAAGCTGACGCGGTACCTTCTTATGGAGCTTTAGCAGACTTAGCAAAAATAGAAGCACGTCCTACTACTACAAATGATATAAATGTAGAAATTTTCGTAGCTTCTGTATAATGAAAAACGTAGAAAGGTATTTAAATAGTTTTGGTAAGTATATAATAAAACAAGCTAGAACAAATTTAACTAAAAAGAAAAAAAACGTAAATAGAGGGTTGTATAATTCTCTTAAATTCAAAATAGTTAAAAATGCTAAAGGTGATTATTCAGTAGATTTTTACATGCTCGATTATGGTACTTTTGTAGACAAAGGAGTATCAGGAACGGATCAAACCAGAGAATATAAAGATTATAGGAATCAAACTGTTAAAAGTCCTTATAAATATACAAGCAAACAGCCGCCAGCAGGAATAATAGAAAAATGGATAGCAGCTAGAGGTATTAAGGGTAGAAATAAACAAGGGCAGTTTACTAGTATAACTAGAAAATCTTTAGCATTTATGATAGCTAGAAGTATAAAGAAAAAAGGAATAAAAGGTATAAGTTTTTTTTCAAGACCCATCTATTTAGGTACTAGAAAATTTGGGCAAAAGATTTTAGAAAGCATGAAAAAAGATATAGTAAATGAAGTAAAAAACAATATGTAATGGCAACAATAATAATACAAAAACCAGCATTCTCTACTATATTTCCAGTAGGACAAGAGGTCATGTTTGGACTTAAAAATACTACTGTAACACAAAATCAAATTGAAGTAAAGTTTGTAGCTAGAGTTCATATAAGTGATGTTGCTGTAGTAAATCTATCAAGTACAGCACAGCAGGTAGGAATTTTTAAAACAGTTCCTAATAATGAAGGAATTGGTATGTTTAATTTTAGAAACGTGATAGAATCTTTTGTGAGTGCTGACCATCTTACTGGAAAAAATGCAGATGTAAAAGGTGTTAATGATCCAGTAGGGGGTACTTATCCTTTGCACATGACAGATAAATTATCTAGAAACCGAAACCTGTCAAGATATTTTGCTGTAAAATTTAGCATAGAGTATCTAGACACTGATCCAGCTAGTGCGACATTTAATCAAATAGTAGAACAAGATTTTGCTAATAGCGTTAATTATAACATCTTTAATGGTTATATTCCTTTTGACGCTTACATTAAAAAAATTGGTAATGATTTTGGTTTTGACATGGATACATCTACTGCAAGTTATATTTTAGGTCAATCAAATCATAAGTTTTTAAGCAATATGCCTACTACACTTTATGCTAATAAAGAAGATTACATGACTATTCCTGTCTTTATGGATGATACTTCAGATTTTAACCGTTATATTATTACAGCTTATAGTAAGTTTCCTTATGCTAGTATAGGTAGTGCTACAACTTCGGTAGATAATAATATTGCAAATGGAGGCGGTGCTTATAACGCTAAAACAGGATATAATTTTCTATATCTTGGTATAGGCCCTGCTAATATTAGGCAATGGTTTTCTGGTTTTGATACATCATTAGCAGCAGACGGAATAGGCTTCTATACTATTAAACTTTATAATTCTTCTAATGCTCTTATTGCAGATACTTTAACTATTTATGTTGATTGTGATAAGGGTAATCCTAATATACCTACTCCAATAGAAAACAAGGGTTATGAACCTATAAGATTATGCTGGTTAAATCAATGGGGCGGTTGGGACTATTATACTTTTAGGTTAAAATCAACTAAAACTTTTAGTACCCAGTCTACTACTTACAATCAACTAGGA